TCTGGTTCTTCAATGAAATATTGAAGAAGAGAGGCCCAGCTGTCCCTTTGAGTATGGTTCGACGCCTTTATCGGGCGCAATACCTTGTACTCGTTAATCTGGAGACCCTTGTTCCAACGTTTGTACGTCGGAGGCAAGAATCCAGTATAACTAGTATACCCAAAGGAACCTCCTGCGGGCGAGATTATCGGTATAAGTGAATTCTTTATACCGCTCTCGTTCCTAAAGTGAGCACCTATGTTCCAATACCCCTTACAATGGTAATTGTTTGAGGTTTGGACCAAAGACGCTATCACACCAGGAGTCGCCCTGCCGTCTGGAAGGGTTTTTGCATACACAGGAGACACGTCGTGTCCCTGAAATGCATCAACACCGCAAGACTCACGGAAGTTGACACTAACGTAAGTCTTACTCTCGTTTACTTTCAACTGAAAGTATTCAAGCATTTCAGAAAGCAAATGGTACCCAGCCTTCGGAACGATAATATCGTCGCCGAAGACTTGGACCTGGGCTGAAGCACGTCGTATGCTCGCTATGCTTACCTTGCCTTCTCTATGAATGCAAGCTATAGCCATGAGAGCATACACAATCGACTGTACCGGGAAGGTGACAGCCGATCCCATGGTGGAAAACTTCTTCATCCGGACAGGATAAGGAAGTAATTCACCTTCGACCTCCGCAGTTCGCACTGCTGCAAGTCTATCGAGAAGGCTCGTATTTCTACGAAACACTCTCTCGACGACCCAGCACGAAAGGCGGTCAGAAGCACTCGAAAGATCGATGGTAACTAGGTTACCACCATTAGATCCTTCTATCGCTTTCTTTTGATTCTTCTCTTGCGAGAAAAAGTCAATCGAAGACGAAATCGGCGTAAGCCGTAAGCGCTTCTCAAGCTGGCTCTTCACCAGCTGCTGTGTCCACTGATTCTCAACGGGTTCCGCGGCGATAAGCCTTGGTCCTTTGAGAGTCTTGGGGACACATAAGAGCTTGGATCGATTTTCAGACCCAAGCAGGTCTCTACTATCATCGAACAGTAAGCCGTGGTTGGCCACTGCATAGAGATCGTAGGGGAAGACGGCCTCGAGTCTCTCGTTCCAGGCGGGAAAGGAGTATTTATCCTGTCCCCTCTGGAGATTTGAGACAACGCCAGGACCGTGCTTTGGGACTTCTCCGGGGAGCTCGCAGTGAGTATCCCCGAACAGGACCGAGACGATATCGCACACATGGTGCAATAGTCGAAGCCTCTTCTGCAGAGCCTTGCTAGGCGTCTTGCAGAATCGACCTCGGCCGTCCCTTGGCTTGGAATTAGCGATCCAAAAAGGATAACTAACCCAAGCATCAAGCTGCTTCCAATCATTGGAAGCCGGACGTAGTCTCTTTTCGATTTCCAGAAAGGTCTGGATTTCATCCTGGATGCTCCTATCAGTACAAGGGAGTTCAAGTTTCTTGAGCCCCAAGTACACCTGTCGTATCGCTACGATAGCTTCGATAGAGGCATCAGTCCTAAGCGTTCCGTCATTATGAAAGACTTGTAGGTACAGGTGCCCAAGGAACTTGGGAACCCTAACCGCCTTGCTCTTACACCGCGTAAGCGGTAGACGAGTAGGTACGTACAAGCCTTCATCCAAGCATTTGTCAAAATGCTTGGCGACGGCTGGAAGATCTATACAGGAAATTCTCATCCCGTGATCTTCCAGGACAGCTAAGAGATGGGTGCGATCTCGCTCCAGCTCTCTCTGCCGGGTACCATACAACCACTCCATATCTTTAAACATGGCGTGGTAGTAGGCACGTGTGTGTGCTACTAGGCTATTGCGATCTGTCATCATGACAAGTCTCCTAGCCGCCAGTAGCCAAAGACTCCTCTTTGGGCGGGTATCTAGTCCTTACGGACCAGAGTCCCAATCAACAATGGAGGCCGACTGCGCATCCACGAGCACACCAAGTGCGTCGAGGACGTTGGTCGCAACAACCGGATCTTTACCGACCTGCGAACGAGCAACAACATAAGCCTGAGTTACCTCAGCCTTACCGTTGACGTCGTAAG